AGTGCTCCCACACCAGAGATAAAAAGGTGGAAAAAAGTTAAACAAAAGGGCTACGAATGGCTATATGGGATAACAGATGAAGATGGAGATTTAATTTCTGTTGGAAAAGCTGACCTTCCCCTCCTCTCCATCGGGCAGATGATAGAGTTTTTGGATGAGAATGTGGGACATCCGCATTGGGAATTTGAGAGAAGTCATGGGATTGATAGTCATGGTTGGGAAATTGAAATCTGGGGAATAATGGAAGAGGATAATTTCAGGAAAGGTGGGCGAGAACTTTGTGATGCCCTTTGGGAAGCAGTAAAAGAACTTCTACTAGAGAAATAAGTCCCCTTGCCTTAAAATAGTTTCATTTGCTAGCGTTTAATTAACCAAACTCTTATGACAAAAAAGAACGGTAAAACTCCGAAGTCTGTTAAACAGACAAAAAACAAACCAAAAAGAAAAGCTCCGAAAACTGCTTGGAAACCCGGACAATCCGGTAATCCCAAAGGTAGACCGCCAGCAGGTTGGTCTTGGGCTGAATTGTTAAGAGAAGCAGGTGAAGAAATAGACAAGAAAAGTGGCAAACCATTCAAGGAATTAGTGTCTAAAAAACTATGGAAGAAGTGTATGGAGGGCGATGTTCGAGCAATAAAAGAATTGATGAATAGGATGGACGGCATGCCCCTACAAAAAGTGGAAGCCAAGGTGAGAGGCGATTTGATAGTTAGACAAACAACCTACAAGAAAAAGAAAAAGTGAATGAAGTCGAAATCCCTTACAATTTTACTGCCAGGGACTACCAAGTGCCCTTTCTCCGGGCAGTAGAGAAATCAATCAACGGCGAAAGCAAGATCCGTTTCTTTTACCAGATATGGCATCGTCGGAGTGGTAAGGACAAAGTTAATATTGCCGATGTAATCCCCAGAAGGCTAATAAAAAGCCCAGCCTTGGTCAAGTACGTCTACCCTACCCTAATCATGGGCCGGGACAACCTTTGGAATGGTATTGGTAGCGATGGTTTCAAGTTCATTAAACACATTCCCGAAGAAATTCGGATAGGCGACCCCAATGAGACCCGGATGACTATCAAGACAAGGACAACGGGCGGGGAGGAGTCGCTGTTCCAGGTTTCCGGAGCCAATAGGCCAGACACCTTACGAGGCGGTAACCCAATGTTGGTTGGCTACAGCGAATGGGCAGAACACGATCCCTACGCTTGGGATGTTATCGAGCCGATTTTAAGGGAGAATGATGGCATAGCTATCTTTAACACCACTCCTAGGGGCGATAATCACGCCAGGAGCCTATTTGAGTTTGCGAAGAACAACCCTCTATGGTGGGTACAAACCTTAACTTACAAGGATACTGGGGTCTTTTCAGAGGACACTTATAAGCGGATTGTCGAAGATACAGTCAAAAGGTTTGAAGCAGATGGCAGAAGTGAAGAAGAAGCAATCGCCTACTGTGAACAGGAATATATGTGTTCCTTTGACGCTCCGGTTACTGGTTCTTATTACGGCGCAGCAGTAATGAAAGCAGAGAAAGATAACAGGATTACCAATGTTCCCTATGATGAGTCATTACCAGTTAATACAGCTTGGGACTTGGGGATCGACGACTCGATGACAATCTGGTTCTTCCAGATAGCGGCAATGGAAATCAGGTTTATTGACTATTACGAGAATACTGGTGAAGGTTTACCTCATTATGCCCAAAAATTACAGGACAAGAAGTATATCTACGGCAAGCACTACGCCCCCCATGACATTAAGGTAAGGGAGTTAGGGTCAGGAAAGTCAAGGTTGGAAAGTGCCAAGAAACTAGGGATTAAGTTCGAGGTCGCACCGAAGCTCAGCATAGACGACGGTATCAACGCTGGGAGAACCGTTTTCAGCCGGTGCTGGTTTGATAAGAACAAATGTAGTCGGGGGATTCAAGCGATGAAGAACTATAAGAAGGAATGGAACGAAGTGAATAAGGTTTTTAGGAAGACTCCCTTACACAACTGGGCTTCCCATGGGGCGGATGCTTTTAGGACATTCGCGGTGGGGATGAAAAAGCAGATTAAACCCCGGGATCCGTCAGAAGTAGGAGGAGTATTACCCTATCACGAAGGATTACCGGGTTGACTTAAAATAGTTTTATTTGAAACGATTAAGTTATGGCAATATATAGGAAAAAAGGCTTCGCCTTCACTAAAAATTTTGTTATTCCTAATAATGAAAAAAATAAAATAATATTTGGTTTTCAAGTTAGTATTGGTATAAACGCAGATGAACCACAATATTTTAACCAAACCGCTAATTGGATTTTCATTGGTGGAGGATTTAATCTTAAAGAAACACAGAGAATACCTGGGCTTTTTTATAGATGGAATGTAAAACGATTGGAGAATTTGAAATAATATGCCCGAAGAACTTACCCAAGAGAACCCAGAATTAGAGATGCTCCGTCTTAATAAAGATTCTGGCTATAAGTACCGCAAGCGCCGGCACGACCCCTGGAAAGAAAACTACACCCTTTATCGGGACAGAGTGACTATTAACCGCCTTACCCAAAGGCAGTCAGTCAATATCCCCATGATGAAAATGATGATTCGTAGCATGCTCAAAGATGTGGATGACATGCCAGTTAATTACTTTGAGAACCTGGATAATAATAAAGAAGCTCAGGTTTTCCAGAACGAGTATTGGAAGCTGATAGGGGACCAGGATCACAACAACTTCGAGCTACTAGACATCGTTGACAAGAAGCAGGTGTTCCTTTTCGGTCGGAGCTTTGACCAGTGGCAGATAAAAGATGGCACAATCAAGGTGACTATCCAAGATCCGCAGGACATGCTCGTTTCTCGCCATACTGACCCGGTTAATCTCAACACGTCCCGTTTCCTGATCCACATGCACATTTACGTCCCTCTTAGCGTAATTGAAGCCAATGAGGACTACGACAAAGCAGAGGTCGCGAAACTAAAGAAATGGGCTTACAGCGAGCAGGGGATAGTCAAGGTAACTGGCAACGAGGAGATGGCGATAGAGAAGGCGAAGAAGATGGAAGATATGGGGATGGAAGACGTTGTGGATCCGGTTTTAGGCGAAGCCTACATAGAACTCACGCTTCACTTTGTTTACCGCAAGGAAGCAGGGGACCAAGAAGAGCAATTATACCTTTATGTTGAGGCGGAGAACATGGTGACTTTGATGAAGGAGAGGCTTGAGGAAGTAATTGGAGAAACCGAGGATAATTGGTGGAGAAATCATTTCCCTTACAACTCTTGGGCTGATGATTTAGAAAGGCAAGACTTTTGGAGCGATGCGATTGCCGACATTATCCGAACCCCTAATAAAGTAGTTAATGCCTGGTTCTCCCAGTTGGTTGAGAACAGAACGCTGAGGAACTACAACATGAATGTTTATGATTCCACCATAGAGGGATTCCAGCCCCAAACCTTTAATCCTATTCCGTGGGGGTGGTATGGAGTACCGGGAAAACCCAACGAAGTTTACGAGCAAATGAAAGTAAACGACCTTTCTGAATCCCTGGACGAGATGAAGTTTGTTATTGAGATGACGGAAAAGGCGACAGGTGCAGTAGCAACACAGCAAGGAGCACCAGTTGAAAGGCAGATTACTCTAGGTGAAGTTCAGCTTGCTCTTGGTGAGGCAAAAGAAAGGATTAAGGGAATGTCCAAGTTTTACACCCCTGTCTGGCGACAAAGGGGCATGATGTTCTTAAAACTGATTGAGGCAGCAAGCGACAGGCTAGACGCAGTTAAGATTTACAAGAAGGGTAGGAACACCAGCGAGATTTTCTCTCGCGAGATTGAACCAGATGACTGGATGACCAAGGCTGGCTACAGGGTGAAGGTTTGGAGTCAGGACGAGAAAAGGGCTCAAGATACTGATTCTCTTACAAAAATGAACGCCATGAAGATAGCAATGCCAGACAACCCCAAGGTTGATGAAATCTTCAAGAGAAAACTCACGGAGTTTGGTGACTTAACCCCTGACGAGATAAATGAAATTATGGAATGGGAGCAACGGAAAAGGGATGCTTTGCTCGCCCAGCCGCCTGAAGCTCAAATAATGCAACCTGAAGGGCAACTGCCCGCCCCACAAGGGCAAACGCAGGTGCCAATGCCAACATGAAGATAGACGATATTCTGAAAAGATACAATCTAAAATATGAAGACTTAACCCCGGATGAGCGCGGGACATTACACGCTTGGCTACGGGTTTTGGGTGAAGGGAAAGTCACCCTTGAGAGAGTCAAAGCCTATGTCACTTCGATGCGAGACGCGGTTGAGAAAGAGCTTACTGAGTACCCCGAAGAAACGATAATCAAAATCTGGTTCATCAAAATTAGAATTGGAAAGAATAGAGATAAAGAGTTAATACTAAAAGCTAGGCTAAGGAATTATATGTTATTAGAGGCGTTCCTGAGTACGCCAGAGAAGGCTAAGGCGACACTAGAGCGGACGATGGCAGCAATAGCCAAGCCGAAGGAGAAATAATGGCTTACATAAGTAGAACGATATTAAATAATACACATTGGCAAAAATTGCTTTATAACGTTATTGGGTGGGAAAAACATCCGATTCTAAAACTCTTGAAAGGTAAAAAATGCCCTGTATCAAAGTCAAAGGTGGTTACAAAATAAGACGCTCCAAGGGAGGTCTTTATCCGAAGGTTTATAAGAGCCTCAAGGCTTGCCAAAAGCGAGTAGCACAAATGGAGCGACACAAAAAGCGTTCCTAGTTTGGGTTGAATCAGCGAATATGGAGGCAATGGTTCTTTAACCTCCTTTCTCGCCTGCCCTTTCGCTGATTCTACTCAGATTAGGAATAAAACTTGACAAGAAATAATTTTATTTGAAACGATATATTTAATGAATCCCGAAGCGAAAAAAGAACTAGATCGAATCCTTGAAAAAGCAAAAACAGACCCCTTAGAAGACTACGAGCTTGATTTCCTCCGAGCAAGGCAAGTATACCTCAAAAAAAGCCAACTTGAATATCTTGAAGAGCGAGACATTTCATTGAAGATGACTAAAGGTGAAGAGAAAAAAAGGGCAAAAAAAGTAATAGCTCAGGCAGAACAAGATGAACGAGATGCCGACGAAGCGAACCGACTTGCCCACCCTGCCGAAAAGAAAGAGCAACTTCCCTACGGAGAATTACAGGACAAAGCTAAGGGACTAGGATTGAAGTTTGCCGGCATTAAGAGAGCGGTTCTTGAAAAGGCGATAGTGATAAAAGAGAAAGAGGAAAAGGAAAAAGGAAAAGGGAAGGGAAAAGGGAAAGAATAGTCCGCACCAGATAGCAGATTCCAAACCCTTGAAAAAGGACGGTAAAAATGCCAGAAACCAAAAAGAAAACACCCAAGAAAAAACCCACAGGAAAACCCCATGTTAAACCAACTCAGGAAGAACTTGAAGCTGATATTAAAAAGCGTACTAAAGAACTTGAGGCGTTAAGAGACGCGCCTTCACCTTCGCCTAGCCCCGAACCACCTAAAGAGCCAGTAGAGCCATCACCAAGCCCAAGTAAGCCGTCAGAACCCCCCGAGCCAACACCTTCGCCTAGCCCATCGCCTGAAGTGCCTAGCCCAAGCCCACCTGCCCCTTCAAAAGAAGTCATAAAAGATATGCATAAGCAAGAGAGGAAAAAGCGCATAGCTTCCGCCCAGGAAGCTCAAGTTCTCCATGCCAGGAACAAGAAGATAAACGAGGGGCTAGAAAAGATTAGGGGAACTCCTGAACCAACCGAAGACGAGATGAAGGCCGAATACCCTGACTGGGAAGTGATGAGCGACTTCGAGAAGAAGCAGGCGAAAGGTCTTATGCTTGCTAATAGAAGGTTCGCGGCGATTGACGAGATGGCCGAGGGATTCAAAGATTCAGAAAAGCACCAGAAAAAGGTGGATGACTTCCTCGCCGACCCCAAGACTTTAATCAATTACCCGGAACTTGAAGGAAAAGGAGACGAGTTTAAGTTCTTTGCCACCAAACCCACAAGGCGGGGAGTTGACTTTGAAGACTTGGTTCCCGCCTTCCTTTATGGTGTGAAGAAAACCAAGCAAAAGACGAAGAAAAAGGGTGAAATGTTTCCGACCGGGACTGGTGGCCCTGCCGCGCCGGACAAGGACGCGGGCAAGATTAGTGTTGAAGAAGCAATAGAACTAAGGAAAACGGATTCTAAGAAATATAAGAAACTTCTACTAGCAGGAAAAATTAGTACAGAGATTTAATTTAGCCTCAAAACTCCCACTTGACAAGAAATAGTTTTGTTTCGTATTCTAATAATTAGTAACTTCCTAACCTCTTCGTGAGCCGGTAAAGTTCAAAAGTTTTAACCAATTTACTTTACATGGCTGCATATCCGACGAAATTAGCAGAAGGTTTTTCTCAGAAGCTCTTGAAAGAGATTTACGACAAGAGCTTACTTGAAGTTGTTGTGAACCGCGATTACGAAGGAGAAATCAACGAAGTCGGCTCCATCTTGAACATCCTCAACTTTGACAGAATTTCAGAAAGAACTTACACCGGGGCTAACATGGCCGCACCTGATGACCTCGCTGAAAACAACGCCCAACTTATCATTGACCAATACAAAGCCTTCTACCACAAAGAGGATACCTTAGATAAATGGCTCTCCTACATCAAGGAGCCCCACCCAACTATTGTTGAGCAACTTGCTGGCGAAAGAAACCGAAATATGGATATATTTGCTCTCGGCCTTTACCCAGATGTCGCCGCGGGAAACAGAGTGGGAACTGATGTTACAGGTGGAACCGTTACTATTACCGCTCTTACAGGGGCAGTAGTCGGAACAGGCGGAGTCTTTACCGCGGGAATGGTCGGCCGAGGATTCAGGGCCGCAGGACACACCCAATGGTACAGAGTTTCAGCTTTTGCAGGCGTGAACAACATCACGATTGAGGATGACCTTGACGATGTAGCATCCCAATACACTGGCGGAGCAATCGGCCCTTTGGCAACCTACACCATAGAAGCTGTAACCCCCCTCCAGATTACGACCGCCAACTTCCTTCAGCAAGTAAGTGCTTTAAAGCTGAAACTTGAAACTGCTGATAGAGATCAAAAATCAAGCGTTCCTGACACAGATAGATTCTTGATTGTTCCTCCAGAATTTGAAGACTTACTAAATAGAGCCTCTGGAATTGCTCTCCATGTACCAGATGTTTATACCGAATTGATTAAGAGAGGTTTTATTACCATGCTCCAAGGATTCAAAGTCTTCAAGTCCAATAGGCTTACTGGTAACAACACCGCCGGCTTTCGAGTGATTGCCGGACACCCGAACTGGTGCACATTTGCCGAGAAAGTATTGCAAGCGAGAATGGAAGAGGACGTAGTCGCCAACTTTGGAACAGCTTACAAAGACCTATTCGTTTACGGTGCTAAAGTCGCAGACCCCCGCCGACACTTTGCGGCAGAGGGCTACTGGTTATTTTAAAAATTAGATAGTTAGGCGTTACTTGGGAGCTTGGGAATAAGGGTCTCTCCCTAATCCCATTTGAAGCTCCCTTTTTTAGTTAGGGAAACATGATATTTGAACTCTACGAACAATTACCGCGAGAAACTCGAGACGAGTTAGATCGGATCGAGGCTATTCCTGTAGCAGATAGGTCTTCTGTCGAGGACGCCTTTTTGGCAGCTCTAACACCCTACCGATACAATAGGGTAGTCCGCTATTCTGTTTCTGGGACTTCTACTCCGGATGCCGATGCTTATGATGCGGGGACAGAGATGATTTTAGAAGCCGAAGGCAGGAGTATCCCTCATGGCTACGAGGGTTTCAGAGTGGGAGCTCTCTTTAGACAGCTTAACTTAGATGGTCAAATGGTTTGCTACTGGAACACGGGTACTGAGCTTGTGGCAGTTTGGTCTAAAGTTGGATGGCAGGTTGTGTCAGCCTCACCATCACCATCAGCATCACCAAGTTTGTCTCCATCTGTTTCGGAGTCTCTATCACCGTCACTCAGCCCGAGTGCGTCTCCATCTCTCAGCCCGTCGGTATCAGAGTCTCTGTCACCATCAGTAAGCGAATCCCTTTCACCATCCCTCAGTCCTAGTGTGTCACCCTCACTAAGCCCTTCAATCTCAGAATCACTGAGCCCGAGTGTGAGTGAGTCTATTTCAGAATCACTGAGCCCCTCAGTTTCACCATCACTGAGTCCATCTCTTTCACCATCAGCCTCAATTTCGCTAAGTCCCTCGGTTAGTGAGAGTTTGAGTCCGTCTCTTAGTCCGAGTTTAAGCCCATCACTGTCACCATCCGTGAGTGAATCACTGAGTCCATCGGTCAGTCCTAGCTTGTCTCCATCCCTAAGTCCATCGGTTTCTCAATCATTGAGTCCGTCGGTATCACCATCCCTATCACCATCCCTAAGTCCGTCTGTTTCAGAGTCCCTAAGTCCAAGTGTGAGTCCAAGTCCGTCAGCCTCACCCTCAATCAGCCCGTCGGTTAGTCCGTCAGGTAGCCCGTCAGCGAGTCCAAGCCCATCTGCTTCACCATCGTTGAGTCCGAGTGTTAGCCCATCGGTTAGTGAGTCTCTCAGCCCATCGGTCAGTCCGTCTTTATCGCCAAGCGTGAGTCCGTCAGTATCAGAATCACTGAGCCCGAGTGTAAGCCCGTCGGTATCAGAGTCCTTGAGTCCTTCGGCTTCAGCGAGTCCGTCTGTTTCTCCCTCATTAAGTCCATCCGTGAGTGAATCACTGAGTCCAAGTGTTAGCCCATCGGTTTCGCCGTCAGCGACACCATCACCATCGGCCAGCCCGAGCTTGTCTCCATCTCTGAGCCCAAGTCCCTCAGCGAGCCCATCCCCGTCAGCCTCACCGAGTCCGTCATGGTATCTATCGGCTTCACCAAGTTTGAGCCCGTCTTTGAGTCCGTCGCTTTCACCTTCTCTTAGCCCGAGTCTAAGCCCAAGTGTAAGTGAGTCAGCCTCACCGAGTCCGTCAGCCAGTCCATCACCATCAGCTTCACCTAGCCCGTCAGCTAGCCCAAGTTCGAGTCCATCACCATCACCATCATTCCCACCTGAACCGCCAGGGGATGACCAATAAGGAGTAATATATGATTGACGCATACGGAGAAGAAGTCTATACAGCAGAAATAAAGGGAGTAGCCCTAGCGCGAAGCGTGGATGTAATGGGTCCTTCCCTTTTGATAACCCTTCACGCCGACACCAAGTTTGTCATCTTGTATGCTGTTGCCCAGGATGTTTACCTGAAATGGGCTAATACTGACACTGACTGGTGTAATGCTTTGAATTTTGACGAAGTGATTATTGCTGGCACACGGCGCGTTTTCGCAATCCCCGACATGGCAAACGGCGCACCCTTCACCAGAATCATGCTTATAGGCAGGGTTGGTGGCGCAACCGCCATCACCATCCAGAAGGAATAACCCCAAAAAAGCAGGTTGACTTAAAATAGTTTTATTTGAAACGATAGAATTATCATGGCTAAAGGCCTAGTTTCTGTCGTAATTCCAGCCCGAAACGAGATATATCTTCAAAAAACAATCCTCGATTTACTTGAAAAAGCCACCCAAGACATAGAAGTAATTGCCGTCCTCGACGGCTACTGGCCCTCTGCGGAGGAGATAGTAGACGACCCTCGGGTTATTTACATCCATTTCTCCGAGTCCCGGGGAATGAGGCAGGCGATTAACTCTGGTATGGCGGTAGCTAAGGGCGAATTTGTAATGAAATTGGATGCTCATTGTATGTTTAGTAAAGGGTTTGACGAAGCGCTGAAAGCAGATTGTAAGGATAACTGGGTTGTAGTGCCAACAAGAAAAAGGCTTGATCCCGAAAAATGGGAAGTAATAGAAGATGGCAGGCCAGATATGAGCTATGAATATCTTGCTTATCCCGAGGACCCGAGCGTCTGGGGAGGGAAGGGCATCCAAGGCAAGGAGTGGCGGGACAAAAACTCCGACCTGAAACTAAAAGGCAAGCTCATTGACGACATAATGTCATCCCAGGGGTCGTGCTGGTTTACAAGGCGTGATTACTTCTATTGGCTAGAACTGATGGACGAGGAGAATTATGGCGAGTTCACCAAGGAAATGCAGGAAATAGGGCTCAAGTGCTGGCTAGGGGGCGGCAGGATGATAGTAAATAAGAAATGCTGGTATGCCCACTGGCACAAAACTAAGGGCAGGGGATATTCACTAAATAAGGAGCAGTGGAGGAAGGGAACGGAATATACGAACAAGTGGCTGAAAGGGAAGGTATGGCATAAACAAATACACTCTCTCGGGTGGCTGATTAAAAGGTTCTGGCCAGTCCCGACCTGGCCCGAGAAATGGAAGGATAAATGAACTTTAAGTTAGGCTATTTTCATTTAAATATATTTATGACACTAAACCAGCCTGCCCTTGGGTTGACTCTAGGTTTTAGAAGAAAAACAATTCCCGTTGTTGGTTGCATAGAGTGTTTCGGAATATGGGTATTTCTGGTTAGTTTTTGCTTTCATTTTGGGATTGATTATTTGACAAAAAAATAAATGATAAAACTACCTGAACCCTTAAAAAAAGGATACATCTCACTAGAGGAGACAATAGCGGAAAGGAATTCCGTCCGCGCGTATGAGGCTATGCCGATAGACCTTCAAGATTTGTCTCAAGTTTTGTGGTCTGCCTATGGTTCGGGCACACACGGCAGAACAGTGCCTTCGGCGGGAGCTTGCTATCCTTTAAGGGTTTATGTGGTTGTAAAGCGAGCTAAGGGGCTTCAGGCAGGTGTTTATAAGTACCAGCCTCACTATCTTGAGCCTATAAAGGAGGAAATCAAGGGTTTTAACTACTTCAACGCCCCGGTTTATATTGTTATCGCTGCCAATCCGAGCAAGACGCTTGGTCATTACGGGAAGCGCGGTTACCAATACGTCGTACTGGAAGCTGGTCATGCCGCCCAGAACATCACCTTACAAGCGACCGCTTTGAAATTGGGAACGGTTATGTTGGGCGCTTTCAGGGAGGGTAAAGTCAAGAAACTACTAGAAATGGAGGACGACCCTCTTTACATTATTCCTTTGGGAACGGTAAAGCAAAAAATCAAGATAAAAAGCAGGGTCGAGCTAGCCAAATACTTTAACAAGCTCGGCTTTAAAAGGGGGGCGGAGATTGGCGTGGCGGATGGTAGGTATTCCGAGGTTCTTTGTCAATCAATCCCTGGTTTAGAGCTGTTTTGTATTGATAGTTGGGAGAAATACAAGGACGATAGGCGGATGCAAAGAGCGAAACAGCACGCCACAAACTACGAGTTCGCTAAGAAAAGCCTTGCCAAGTATAACGCCACCCTGATTAAGGCGTTCAGTATGGATGCAGTCAAGAAATTCGACAACGAATCACTAGATTTTGTTTATATAGACGGGAACCACGCCTTTGATTTCGTTATGCAAGACATTATTGAGTGGAGCAAGAAGGTGAGGAAAGGCGGGATTGTGGCGGGGCATGACTACTACCATTTCAGGCGGTCGGGGATAGTTGAGGCGGTTAATGCCTATACGAGCTTTTACGGGATTGAGTTCAACCTAACGGAAAAAAGGAATCCGAAGAACGACAAGGACGACCAAGAGCCTAGTTATTGGTGGGTGAAACCATGATAGTAAAGAAAATTAACGATAATGATTATCTATTTAAGTGTCCCAAATGTGGCGAGATTGCTCACATAGACAAGGAACAAGCAGAGGGGAAGGTTTCGATTTTGCATGATGTAAGATTTAATCCTACTTATTGTGATTACCACGAAACTAAAAATTGGTTAAAAAAATGAAAAAACCGATTTATTTTGAGGACAAATTTGCCTTTTCTTTATACAAAGCGACCATTACTTTTGCTTTTGGAGATTTTAAGAGATATTCAGCCATGTTGAAAAAGAGATTTGGTTATGAGAAGAAAAGAGATCGTGAACCAGGCGGAAATACAATAAGGATAGTTTATGAGGAAGGTGGTAAGAGAAAAGAGGAGTTTTTTTTATGGCTATCCAAAATGGACTATCCGTGCCTGGCTCATGAAGCAACTCATTTGGCGGGCTATATCTTTGGAGCGAGAGGTATCAAAACTCTCCTAGGTGGAGAAGATGAGCCCTTTGCCTTCTTGGTTGAGTGGATTATGGGTGATTATTTAGCATTTGTTAAATACTTTAAGGAGAAAAGAAGGAAGAAGAAGAAAAAATGAAAAAGTTTGATTTAACCATCATTTACTATACAGCGAATCATCTTGAGAAGGAGAACCCCGTCTTTGCCAACAACGTGAAGAAGCAGTTGATTAGGGCGATTGGTGACTACCCTCTAATCATAGTTTCTCAGAAGTATTTTCCGGTTGATGATATTTTAGCGCAAAAGCAGGGTGATCCACCCCTGAACGTCTGCGTCGGAGACATCGGTCGGTCTCACCTGAACATATACAAGCAAATAATGATAGGGTGTCAACACGCCAAGACGAAGTATGTGGCGATGGCTGAGGATGACATTCTTTATTCCTACGAGCATTTCCATACCAAAGTGCCAGACAAAGACGTTTTCCTCTATGATATGAACAAGTTGTCGCTCTTCACCTGGACTAAACCCCCGCTTTTTTCCTTCCGGCATAGCAGGATGGTGGTCAACCAGTTAATCGCCCCAAGGAAGATGCTTCAAGAGGCAATGGAGGAAAGGTTTGCGAGGAGGGAGGAATTAAACAAGAAGGGTATCAAAGACGAGAAGTTTTTGAAGTATTGGGGCGACCCTGGAAGGTACGAGAAGCATTTGGGGGTGACAGTCAGGGAAAGGGACAATTTTATGTGTACCTGCCCTAGCATAGTCTTTACCCACGAACTCGCCTTCGGGTATCTATCGCGAGGCAAGCGCAAGAGGTTGGGGGATTTGCGGATTATCGAAGTGCCGTTTTGGGGGAAAGCTGAGGACGTCTTGAAATACTACTACGAGGAAAGACCATTACCAGAGAGATGAAGAAATTATATCAAAACATAAGAATACCAGGTAAAAAACTCCCTTACGAAGATGAAAAGCGTGAGAAGAGTGCCTTTTGGAACGAGGGGAGATGGAATAATTTTATTGAACCCCTACTACCCAGGTATTGTCAAAACAAGACGTTCATCGAAATAGGCAGTAGTGCGGGTTTGTTCCTGAAAATGGCTGAGGACAAGGGGTTCAAGCACGTCATCGGTATCGAATCACACCCAGAAAGAATAAAAGAGGCAAAGCTCTATAAGAAAAGCAATAAGGGTAAATATAAATTATTACATCAGAGGATGGACCAGAACTTTAATTTTAACCAACTTCCTTTAGCCCATATAACCTTAATCGCTAATACCCATTACTATCTGTCAATAATGAACTTTTCGAGAGTTGTTGATGAGTTGCGGACTAGGAGCTTGTATTGTATTGTTGTGGCGGCAAGAGCCAGGAGGATTACCGGATGTGCGAGGTACGACATAACTTCTGTGAGAGGATATTTTAAGGACTGGACGGAATTGGGAATGGTGAATGTCTGGTTTCCTGATGACCCGTCGCCAAGGGAGAATATGTATGGCGTTTTGTTTAAAGGCGCGCTAGAGGAATATGACACTAAAGAGCTGTACGTCGCGTGGCGCAAGGGGAACGTTGGAGACAAGCGATGGAGGAAGGAAGCCCTACCCGACGCACTAGACGAATTTTATAAAAGAGTACTGTCAGAAAAAGAATTTGATGTTAAAGACACCGCCTATTATAAGTATTGGGAAAAGAGGCGACCCGACCAAACAGAAAAATGGATACTGCAAAAGCTCGGGCAAAAGGCAAGACTAGCAAAAAGCATTAGGGATAAGGGGATGTTCAGTCCAATCTACCTTAGCGAAACCAACTGGCGGTACGATAGGGGAAGGCTGATTGACGGCCAGCACCGCCTATGTATAGCGAACACTTTAGGTTATAAAAGCATTTTCGTCAGGTTATTATGAAAAGTAAACTCACGATAATATATTATACTTCCAATCGGGAGAACGAAAAATTCGAGAAAAAAGTGCGTACGAGGCTCTTAGAGGCGATTAGAGGCGTTTCCCCGCCAATTCCGATAGTATCTGTCTCCCAGAAGCCGATTGATTTTGGTCACAATATATGCGTGGGGAAGAAATACCCCTGCGACATCAATATCTGGCGGCAGAAGCTGATAGCGTGCAAAGTGGCTACCACCCCATTCGTCATTACTGCGGAGGCGGACTGCTTATATCCCCCAGACTATTTTACTTACACCCCATCGGACGCGAACCACCACTACCGGCACATGAATGTTTGGATTTTAGAGAAGAACAAGAATGTGTTTTATAGGAAGGAATCTTCCGAGGGGGCAGAGATAGTCGGCCGGAAACACTACATTAGACAGATAGAGAAGGCCCTTGAGGGTAAACCGGAATGGGCTACCGAAAAGGAAGCGAAAACTCCGGGACTGAGCAAGGTCGTGGTGCTTTGGAAAAGGGGTTGGAAGGTTTGGATGGGTGAAAACCCTGTCATTAGCATAAAGACTGGGGATGGCATAAGATCACACGCAAGGCGGATGGTTGGACAGGTAAGTACAAACAAACTTCCCTATTGGGGGTCAATAGAAGAGGTAAAAAAGGAGATGTTCGGATGAAGATAAGCAATGACAAAGATTGGGGTACCCATCTGCCAATCCTGATAAAAGTAATTGAGATGACGAGTGGCGATGTTCTCGAAATGGGGATGGGACTATATAGCACTCCATTTTTACACTGGGCTTGTTTCCCTGACAGGAAACTAGTGTCTTACGAGAACGATAGAAAATGCTTTGAAATGAACGCACAATACAATGAAGGATTGCACAAAGTCCGTTTTGTTAAAAACTGGGACGATGCGGACATCGATAGGTCTTGGTGCGTTGCCCTTATTGACCACGCCCCTTCAAGAAGGCGGATTATTGATATAAAGAGGTTGGTATGGCGCGCAAGGTATATCGTCGTTCACGACACCCAAAGGAACTATAAATTCTGTAACTATAACGAGATTTGGCCTTTGTTTAAATATCGCTATGATTATAAAAAAGTAGTGCCATGGACAACGGTTTTAAGTAATTTTAAAGATCTGAGTGACTTAAATGCCAAGAAACGTTAAATACTGGCAGATGCCCAGAAACATCAAATACTACCAGAACCTCAACATGCCGGGGGATACTGACAAAGAGAAAGCTAGTCGCAAGAACAGCCATTACTGGAACGAGGGGAAGTGGAACAACTTTATTGCCCCGTTCCTGCCAGAGAATTGCGAGGACATGACTTTCGTGGACGTGGGGTGCAATACCGGCTTGTTTTTGAAATTGGCTAAAGAGAGGGGGTTTCGCGATGTGATCGGGGTCGAAAAAGACAAGGGCGCGTATGAGAGGGCGATTAAGTACAGGAAATACAACGGTCATGACTATAAATTACTACACCGGGAGGTTGGCCATGACTTTAGCTTCGATGAGATCCCGGTGGCTGACTTCACCCTGCTAGCAAACACCCACTACTATTTCCGCCTTGGCGACTGGCTAAAGTATTTGGACAGACTGCGGTACAAAACCTGCTATTGCATAATTGTTTCATCGCACGCTTTTAGCGAAAAAGAGCGTTGGTGGCCAAGGCGCTCAATCGCTGGTATAAGGTGGACTTTTAGGGAATGGGAACAGGTGAAGTCGAAATACAGGGCGCATCACGGGTGGAGAGAGAAGGGCGACCAAGCCAGAAGGGAAATGCACAGCCATTTATTTAGGAGCAAGTTGCGGAGGAAAAAGTTCAGCGAACTTGACCCTGGTGCAATAGGTACACCAGCGAAATACATAAGAGACCACGGCGACCCGTTCAAAGAGATGACCGAGAAAGACCTAACCGATTTAACGAAAACAGCCTATTACAAGGTATGGGAGGAGAGAATGGGGAGTAAGTGGTCTAAAAAACTGATCCACGAATTTGTCAAAGAAAAGGCGAGGACGATGATTGATGTCAGAGAAAACGGGATGAAAGACCCCATCATTGTTCGGTCGGACAACACGGTTATCGACGGCGGGCACAGGGTCGCCCTTTTGAAGGAACTAGGTTACAAAAGCATTATCACAAGGACAATATGAAAAATAAAATAGGAATAGTTGGAGCTTTAGGTTTTGTTGGTACGGCGATGCGAAAACTCCTACCCGAAGCTCTCCCATTTGATATAGAAAGCAAACAATCAGATATAAATGCCTGTGATGCGATTTTTGTTTGTGTGCCAACCGCAGTTATAGGTGAAGGGAAATTAGACATGTTTATAGTTGAAGATGTTGTAAGTAAATTTACTGGCGATTTAATTATTATACGCTCTACACTTAACCCTGGAACGGCAGACTATTTAGAAAAAAAATACAAAAGAAATATATCAGTCGTTCCCGAATATGTTGGGGAAACAGTCGCTCATCCTTTGCTAGATGAAAAAGCCAGGCCGTTTCTGGTAATTGGTGGCTCTCTTAAAAACAGAAGAAAAACAATAGGAATTTTCCAAAAAGCATATAACGCGAACATTAACATTCGCCAAGTTAGCAATTTAGAAGCCGAAATAATTAAACTGAGCGAAAACAGAGCAATCGCTTTCAAAGTAGCTCAATGCCAAGAACTTTACGACGTTTGCGAGAAGGCGGGAATTGATTACTACGCTATTAGAGAGGCGGTTTATGGTGACGACCCCCGGTTTAACCTCTGGTGGACTTTTGTTTTTCCCGACAATAGAGGTTTCAACTCAAAGTGCCTTCCGAAAGATGTTTATGCCTGGTGCGCCTGGGCCGAATCTTTAGGATACAATCCAGAGATTACCAGGGCTATTTTAGAAAGAAACAAAAAGTGGATTAAATGATAAACAAAAGGGATGTATCAGTTTTGATTGCCGCCAGAAACGAGGAGTTCCTTTCTCGGACAGTCGAGGATGTGTTGAACAAAAAGAGAGCCAACACGGAAGTCATCGTGATTGCTGATGGAGGCTGGCCAGACCCGCCCCTTGATGACCACCCAGATGTCACTCTGGTTTATCACCCGGAATCAATCGGCCAAAGAGCGGCAGTCAACGAGGCGGCGAGACTATCAAACGCCAAATTTATCATGAAGTTGGATGCCCACTGTATTATAGACAAAGGCTTCGACGTTAAATTGATGAAGGATTGCGAGTACGACTGGACAGTTGTTCCCCGGATGTATAACCTTCATGTTTTTGACTGGAGATGTAAGAAGTGCGGCAACACTTGGTATCAAGGCAAAAAACCGAAGTTCTGTTGTAAAGATAAAAGTCAGGGACACAAAAGAAATGAGGAATGCGACGGCAAACAGTTCCAAAGGATGATGGTCTGGAAACCCCGGTGGCGCAGGAAGTCGGACTTCATGAGGTTCGACAGTACCCTCCATTTTCAATACTGGGGGCAGTTGGAGAAAAGGCCAGAGTCCCAAGGGGACATCGCTGACACCATGTCCTTAATCGGGGCATGCTGGTTCCTCCACCGGAAAAGGTATTGGGAACTAGGCGGAATGGACGAGGAGCACGGGTCTTGGGGGCAGATGGGGACGGAGGTCGCCTGTAAGGCTTGGCTTTCTGGTGGTCGTTTGGTAGTCAATAAAAAGACCTGGTTTTCTCACATGTTCAGGACTCAGGGTGGGGATTTCGGCTTTCCTTATCCTTTAAGAGGTTCTGATGTCCAAAAAGCCCGCGAGCATTCAAAAAACCTGTTTATGGGCGACAAATGGCCTGGGGCCAAGCATAAGTTCCAGTGGCTAATCGACAAGTTCGCCCCGATTCCTGGTTGGCCCCACAAAGAGGCGAATAAAAAGGGAATTGTCTATTATACTGATAACCAACTGAGATTAAAAATAGCCCATGCTTGCCAAAAACAACTCAGGAAAATGGGACTACCGATTATAAGTGCCTCGCTCAAGCCAATGAAATTCGGCGATAAGAACATCCACCTACCCCTTGAAAGGGGAAGCCTAACCATGTTCAAGCAGATTTTGGCGGCATTAGAGGCTTCCAGGGCGGAGATTGTCTTCTTTTGCGAGCATGACGTTCTTTATCATCCTTCTCATTTCGATTTCACCCCACCTAGGAAGGATGTCTTTTATTACAACATCAATGTCTGGAAACTGAGATTAACTGACGGACACGCCCTGAGAACCGCCGAAATGAAACAGACAAGCGGACTGTGTGCTTACCGAGAGTTATTACTGGAACACTACCGAAAAAGGGTTAAACTGGTGGAGAAGAACGGATTTACCCGGAGAATGGGGTTTGAGCCAGGGACTCACAACCGGGAAGAAAGGGTGGACGATTATAAGTCCGATGTTTGGGAATCAAAATATCCCAATGTAGATATTAGACATGAGAGCAACCTCACTAAAAGCCGGTGGGAAAAAGGACAATTCAGGAATGTAAAATTCACAAGAGGCTGGAAAGAATCGGATACAATCCCTGGCTGGGGGAAGGGGAAAGAAATTCTCTCTTGACTAGAAATAGTTTTGTTTCATATTCTGAAAATAGATAACTTCCAAACCCTTCTTTAAGGACGGTAAAGTTTCCAAAAATATAACATGGCAGACAAAAAAATCACAGAACTTACTGAATTAACCGCTCCTGTTAATGGAGATTTAGTAGCTATTGTTGATGACCCTGCTGGAACTCCTATTACTAAGAAAGTAACTAGAGAGAATCTTTTACATTATGGTTTTGATGGCTGGATTGCTGCTAATGAAACTTGGACTTATGCTTCGGCCGATGCTCCTACCTTCACTTTTACTATTTCAGGAGATAAGACAGGCAAATACTCTGCAGGGATGAGGATTAAACTAACTCAAACCACGGTTAAGTATTTCATTATCACTAAAGTTGTTTTTGATGACCCAGGTTCAACAATCACTGTCTATGGTGGGACTGATTATACTTTAGTTGATGCGGCGATTACCAATCCTTATTATTCAACTCAAAAAGCACCCCTTGGTTTTCCTCTTGACCCGACTAAATGGACAGTAAAAGTATCAGACACGACATTAAGAACACAAGCCACTCCTACGGGAGGTGCTTGGTATAACCTTGGCAGTGTTTCAATTTCTATCCCTATTGGTGTTTGGAATGTAGATTATCAAGTCTTAGCTCAAATAGCAGAGGCGACTGCAGGACCATATACCCTACTGACAACACTATCTACTGCCAATAATGCTCAGAGTGATTCAGAATTCACAACTCGTTGGCATGAATATAATTCGGCAAATCTAGTAGTGACAAATTTTAAGACAAAAGTATTAACCCTCACAAGTAAAACCGCCTATTACATAAATACAATGGTAGCTGAGGCTAACATAGACAACATTTATAACCCAAACCATCTCGTTCCTTTGGTTATTAGAGCAGTTTGTGCTTATTTGTAAAAGTTAAGAAAAAAATAGTTATTTTTAAACGGGCGGGATAATGAAAGTTTAGGGTGGCCACCCAAGATTTTCATTATTCCGCCTATATTATTTGGAAGAAAAATGGCACAAATTGTAGACAGTTACCCCGAAGCGAATAGAGACGATGATGCCTACCTCGATAGTGACCCGTCTCACCAAGAAAAGGTCGCTCAGTCTTTTACTGGTGATGGGGGAGTATTACACAGTGCTAAATTTCTCCTCAGCAAAGGAGGCTCGCCGACTGGCAACGCCGTTGTCAAGATTTACGCCCATTCCGGGGTTTTCGGGACTTCTAGCGTACCCACAGGAGCGGCTCTGGCGACTTCTGGAAATTTTGACATCTCCACACTAAATGGAACTCCCACACTTATTACCTTCACTTTTACTGGGGCTAACAAGATAACCCTGGTAAACGGCACTAAATATGTTGTGAGCATAGAATATGGAGGGGGAGATTCTAGTAATTATGTATTGGTCGGGGTAGATACTCTTTCCCCCTCCCACGCTGGTAATCTTAGTTTTTATCGTGTTGACACATGGTATTTTTCATCTTACGATGCTATTTTCTATGTTTATAAGGATGAAGCTAGTCCAAGTTTGAGTCCGAGTTTAAGTCCATCACTTTCGGCTAGTCCATCGGCTAGTCCGAGCGCATCTGCTTCTCCTTCCGCGGCGATTTCAGATTGTTTGCTTCAAGAAGATTCCGACTTCCTTTTTCAGGAAACGGGTCACAAGATTCTCCTTCAAGAGGGAGCTAGCCCATCGGCGACCCCTTCTGAATCGGCCAGTCCGAGCCTTTCACCCTCGGTTTCGCCGTCGTTGTCACCCAGTTTATCCCCAAGTGTTTCGCCGAGTTTATCTCCCTCACTCAGCCCATCGGTTAGTCCGAGCTTATCTGCAAGCCCAAGTGCTAGTCCATCACTTAGCCCTTCTTTGTCTCCTTCAATCTCGCCGAGTTTGAGCCCGTCTTTATCTCCCTCGGTTTCGCCGTCCCTGAGTCCATCAGTTTCACCGAGTTTGAGTCCCTCACTAAGTCCTAGCCTTTCAGCTTCGCCTTCGGCTTCACCCTCTCTTTCACCGAGCCCTAGCCCTTCAGTTAGTCCATCACTATCTCCGTCGTTAAGCCCAAGCGTATCACCATCCCTCTCGCCGAGTTTAAGCCCATCGGCTTCAGAAAGCCCATCGGCCAGCCCAAGTCTGAGTCCTAGTCTCTCTCCTTCTCTATCTGCGAGTCCAAGCGCCTCACCCTCACTTAGTCCAAGCCTTAGCCCTAGTATTTCACCTTCTTTATCACCCTCGCTAAGCCCTTCACTGAGTCCGTCATTGTCACCCTCAGCTTCTGAAAGTCCAAGTGCCAGCCCGTCATTAAGCCCTTCTTTATCTCCGAGCCTATCTCCTTCACTCTCACCGAGCCTGAGTCCATCACTTAGCCCATCTCTTAGTCCTAGTGCTTCCCCAAGCCCAAGTGCATCTCCTTCTCTTTCGCCCTCTGTTTCACCATCCCTATCTCCTTCTCTTTCGCCCTCTGTTAGTCCTTCTCTGTCTCCAAGTCTCTCTCCGAGTGCAAGTGAATCGCCTAGTGCTAGCCCCTCATTAAGTCCGAGCTTGAGTCCGAGTTTAAGTCCTAGCCTAAGCCCATCGGTTTCTCTAAGTTTGTCACCCTCGGTTTCTCCGTCATTAAGTCCATCGCTAAGTCCTTCAGCTAGTGCCAGTCCTTCGGCTTCACCGAGTCTATCACCGTCGGTTAGCCCGAGTGTAAGCCTGTCTTTGAGCCCGAGCCTAAGCCCAAGTATATCGCCTTCATTAAGCCCGTCGGTTTCACCCTCACTTAGTCCGTCATTATCCCCGTCAGTTTCCGAGTCCCTGAGTCCGTCTTTATCCCCATCAGCCAGTCCCTCGCCAAGTGCTTCGCCCTCAGTCTCTCCTTCACTTAGCCCGAGTGTTTCTCCAAGTTTGTCACCCTCGTTGAGTCCATCAGTTAGTCCGAGCTTGAGCCCCTCTCTTTCGCCTTCCGCTTCAGAAAGTCCCTCAGCTAGCCCAAGTGTTTCTCTAAGTCTGTCTCCCTCGGTTTCGCCGTCCCTGAGTCCGAGTTTATCTCCCTCAGTTAGTCCTTCCCTCAGTCCCTCAGTGAGTCCGTCCCTATCGCCCTCGGTTTCACCCAGCTTAAGCCCTTCTTTATCTCCGTCCGTCAGCCCTTCTTTGTCTCCTTCTGCTTCCGAAAGTCCATCAGCAAGCCCGAGTGCATCTCCAAGTCCATCCCCTCCTCCAATCGACTATCTTTTACAAGAAGTTGGGGATTACTTATTCCAAGAAACGGGGGATAAGATTATCCTCCAAGTAGGGGCTAGTCCCTCGTTAAGCCCGAGTGCGTCTCCTAGTGCTTCACTGAGCTTATCACCTTCTGCTTCTCCCAGCCCGAGTGCAAGTCCGTCTTTGAGTCCATCGGTGTCGCCCAGTTTAAGCCCTTCTTTATCACCTTCATTAAGTCCATCCCTGAGTCCCTCAGTCTCACCGAGCGTGTCGCCGTCCCTGAGTCCGAGTTTATCTCCTTCATTAAGCCCATCCGTCAGCCCATCCCTGAGTCCCTCGTTAAGCCCGAGTGCGTCTCCAAGTGTCTCACCCTCAGTCAGTCCGTCAGTTTCGCCGTCGCTTTCACCATCCCTCAGTCCTTCTTTATCACCAAGTCTGAGTCCATCCCTGAGTCCTTCGGCTTCGCCATCACTTTCGCCGTCTCTCTCGCCATCTGCCAGCCCGAGTCCCTCAGCTAGTCCCAGTTTGTCACCTAGTCCGTCACCCTCTCCTCCAATCTATGAAGAAAAATATACTGAAAAAGGAACTGTTTTTGTGGACAAGCTCACCAGAAAAGGGACCGTTCATGCCGATAAATACACCAGAAAAGGCACCATCCACACGGATAAATATACTGAAAAGGGCACTCCCCACACAGATAAGTACGCTGAAAAAGGTACCGTCCACACGGACAAATATACTGAAAAGGGTACCGTTCATACTGACAAATACGCGGAAAAGGGAACTGCCCATGCGGATAAATATGCTAAAAAAAATACCGTTCATTCAGGCAAATATGCTAAAAAAAATACCGTTCATGTTCCTAAATACAGCGAAAAAAGCACTACCCATATTAGTAAATACAGTAGGCAAGGCACTAGTTATGTTGATAAGTATAGAACATGGAGACCCTAGACTTATGAATTTTAATTTAGGACTAGACTTAAAATAGTTTTATTTGAAACGATAGAAATATGCCAGTCTTTGAAATAACCAGTTTTAGGGGCGGACCAAGCGACTACGAAGACAAGGGTATTCCTGGTGCCTTTAAGTTTGGTGCCAACCTAGACATTCGCAAGCGGGTTGACAACCTTTCTTGTAAACAGGCATTGGTTGATGAGGATGCTCATATTTCTCCCTCCGCGTCTCCGTCGCCAAGTGCCAGCCCGAGCAAAAGTCCTTCACCCTCAGAGAGTGCATCTCCTAGCCCTACTGAAAGTGAATCCGCGTCTCCGAGTCCTTCTGCCTCACCGAGTCCAAGTGCGTCTCCTAGCCCAAGCCATTCGCCAAGCCTAAGTCCAAGCCCTTCGGCCGGATTAACTACAGTCTTTGAAGATTTAATCCACTGGTTCGTTAAGTCCACAGACGGACACACTTACGGTTTTGGGAATACCGGCAATATCTACCGCCGTGATACTGATGGGAATTGGTTACGGGTTTATACTGACCCAGACGGAGCAATTAAGGGAGCGGCAGAATGGTATTTAGCAACTGGACAAACCCATCTTTACTGGGCAACAGACAGGAATCTTCACAGAAAAAGACTACCAGGTCGAAGCGACTGGAATGATGTTGATGAAGACGCTGGTTGGCCAAAAACTAACCTTACTTCAGCGGATTGGCACACTATGATAGAGGCAGGGGGTGCTTTAATTATCGCTAACGGCCCCTGGCTAGCGATGGTTGGCTATGATGGCTCCTATACTAACGAAGCCCTTGATTTAATTCCTGGAAATCTTTCTAAGACGCTTGTTGAGAGAGATGGTAGGACGATTATAGGGACTATTAGGGCTTCAGACCCAGACAGAGGCATTAACGCCGCTATTGATTCTGAAGTTCCTCTTGCACAAATAGGAGAAAATGGGGAATTGGTTTTCGCTAACATGAGCGATTCAATGCCAATTAAAAGTTTTCCTGGTGGCGGAAAGGTAAACCCTGGTGGAGTTTGTAATGAGATAGACCAAGTTAATTTCTTTGAATGGGAGCAGGCTGCTCTTTCTTGGATTGATAAGCAGTCAGTCGGCAACATGGGTCTTTTCGCGGTTTATGGTGCCGAAACGGGGAGGGGTGGAATTTACAGCTATGGCCGTACGAACAAGAACCACCCCTTCGTGATGAATTTGGACTATCAATTTGATGCGGACGAATTAGGGGCAATAGCTAGCGTCGGGGGGAAGGTTTTAGTTAGTTACCGGGATGGGACGGACTTTGGTGTAAAAGCAACCAACCCAAATGTAAAAGCCAGAGCAATTTACGAGGGGCTAGACCTGAAACCACCAGTCAAGAAACCGGTCAACATCTACAACTGGAAGTACGCGGAACTTTGGTGTAAGCCCCTGCCAACCGGGACATCTGTCGAGTTTTGGTACAAGAAAAATAAGACTGGAAGTTTTGTCCAAGCAAGAATGGAAGGCGAATGGACATTGTTCCAAGCCGACAATGAAATGAAAGGCGTTTTTCTAATAGGAGCAGAAGGAAAGATATTTGAACCTCGCGTGGTTTTGAACCCGTCTGGGAATGTCGGCCCGGAGGTACATCGCCTTGAAATATATTTTGACTAACATGCCCGAGAAAGTTTTTAAGCCAGAAACTATACAAGATACCCCCTTTCCGATTAAAGGCGAGGCTGATTTATCCACTTCCCAAGATAAAAGGGGAGGCATATTTGGCCAACAAGAAATTAAAGACCAGAGCTTTCCCACTAAAAAAGTTGCCTATGAGTTATTGGCTTCTGCCCTGAATACCAAGTCAAGAAAAATACTGGCGGAGTTCGAGTTCACGGAGCATGGGGCGATTCAGATTGGGAAATACATGCCTGGTGTTTCAGGAGATTTGAGGATAACTCCTAATGGGATTACTGCTCGTGACTTGGCTGGTATCACTACTTTTGCTATTGATGGAGCGACTGGGGATGCAATTTTTAAAGGGATAGTACAAGCAAAAGATTTTGTGGTGGTAGATGGACATGGTTTAGCCAGTTTGGCTAATTTTGAATATGGAGAAGCCGAATATTCCAATAACCAGGGGATTACAACAGGTGCTTATGTCGATGTCACAGGAACCAGCTTAACAACTTCTAAGTTTTCAAGAAATAGGGTTGTTCTATTGATGTGTAATGCAGATATATTTTTTGACGGAATAGTAGCAGGAGATTTTGAAGGAGAACTTGATATGCCTTTTGATATTGCTGGGGTACAACACGGAGCAATTTATAGAAGGGTACAAAAGTTGCTTGGTGATACATCCGGAATATATAGAACATCTCTCACTACTTTTGATATTTGGCCTCTTGGAGCAGGAAAGCATACAATAAAAATGGTGGCAAAAATGTTTCAATATGGAGTTGGGAATACAAAAGCCGTCATTTACAGGGTAAGAATGGCATATTTAGTATTAGGATCATAACATGAAGCTGAAAACCTTTGCGGTCTTTAATAAAAAAGGTATATGTTTAGGAGTTTTTAAAACTAATTGTAAAACTCCCCAATGGGGTGTTGATGGGAAAATAGAAAAGGTAAAAGGTAAAATTGCAGAGGAAATTTCACCTAAAAAATATAGAAAAACAAAAACTGGAAAAATCATTAAAGTTAATGAGTAAAAATATAGCAACTGCCGATAAAGAAATCCAAGTAATCTTAAAAAAGTATAACCTGAAAATGGGTTATGAGATTACTTTTCCCATTTACAATATATTACCGGACGAAGTTCAACTCGCCTTAAAGGTCTTAGCCAAGCATGGGATGAAGATAATCTTCACTTTGGAATCCCTATCAAAAAAGAACTAAACATATCAAACAATACATTTCTCTCCGTATTGACTTAAAATAGTTTCATTTGAAAAAATTAGTGTATGTCCCAGATATTGACTCAGCTATCAGAACTTCGGACGGCTGTCCGGTCAGACCTTAACGTCGCCGCCAACAGCTCCCTATTCCCAGAACCCACGATTGACCTAGCCATAAACAGGGCTTATCTAAAAGCCAGTAGGTTATTCCGTTGGCCCTTGCTTGAGGACGCCAAAATGACTGACACCGAGATAAACCAAGACTATTACGACCTTCCCGACGCTTGGAGCCCGGACTCCGCTTATAGACTGGAAATTGATGGTGATAGGTATGGCGAAGACCCCGATGGTAGTCCTCTAACCTTTAAGGACTTCTTGATTTTTAAAGAGGATAATCCAAACAGTACCCTGAAGAAATGGGCGGTTCACGGGCACCAATTTTTCGTAACTCCGACCCCAATCGTTAAAGGCGCTAGTAACATCAGTATTTGGGGACAGAAAATTATTGACAAGTTGACTACCCCCGCTAGCGAAACTATCTTCTCAAAAAACATGCCCGAATGTAATGAGGCGATTGTTCTTGAAGCAGTAGCCATCTTAAAGAAGAAGGGCGAAGCGGAAGAAAGTGGCCAGATGCTTAGTGGCGAGGCAAAACAAATCCTAATTGTTGCTTTCGACAAGATAAAAAAAGAGCAAGCAAAATACGAAAAGAGCCAGCCTTTTCTTGAAGTAAGCGACATGTTCGGTCCGGGAGCTATAAAACAAAAAACAGGTAACTTTTAATGGCAGTTTATTCACCAGAATCACTAAATATTAAACCTCCTGCCGGCGGTTTCAAAGTCGGTGGCTGGTACGCGGGAAGACAGTATTGGGCTGGAACTCTGAGTGAGCCTGGTGCGATTCATCCTCAAAGTGACCAACCTGGCGCAGGTCAGCCAGTTAGTCCAGAAGTTGTAGCCCAGACTGATCCTAGAAATATTCAATATATTGAAGAGCAGAAAAGGAAAGCCGCCGCTGCACCTGTAACTCCTGTCGCCGCCTATACTCCCGGCGCACCTACTCCTGGTGCACCAGCACCAACCGGAGCCGAAATGCCAGGAATAACGACCCCGGAGGCGATTGACTTGCCGGAACTATACAAAGGTCTTTATCAAAAAGCCGGTATTGAGAAGCTAGAAGCACAATACTCTGAAAAAGAAAAAGCGTTTATTGAAGCTAAAGCTAAGATTAACGATAATCCCTTTTTATCAGAAGCTACTAGGGTTGGTAGGATCGAGAAGATAGAAAAACAATTTGCCGAGAGAACGGCCAATCTACAAAGGGACATTCTCACCAAAAAGGCAGATGTGGAAATGCAACTCAATCTTCAAACAAAGCAATTTGACATTGAATCCCAAATTGCCCAGCAAGCCCTAGATAGGTTTAATGTTCTTTTAAGTATGGGAGCTTTAGACGATGCGAGTGGGGAAGCTATTGCTTCTCTTACCAGAAGCACAGGGATTCCAAGCACTATGATTTATAGTGCAATTAAAGCTAATAAAGCTAAAAATGTTCAAACCTCGGTTACTACTTGGAGCGATGGCACTAATGATTACTTTGTTACAACCGACCAATATGGAAACATTGTGAATAGGACACTTATTGGGAAAACTGCACCAACTAGAGGAACAGCTACGGAAAGATACCAAGGAGAGATAAAGCAGTCTGCTATTGCTGACGCTCAGGCAGGTATGACCTCAGAGGCTTTTGCTAGGAAATATGGTGGTTCTTTAGATGATTGGGAGTTAATGAATATTTACAATCAAAACTCTATTTATGGACCGATGGCAGAAAGTCCTAAAATGTTTAAGGAGTGGACAGAAGGGAAAAAAGAACCGTCAGCAGAATTATGGGAAACCAAACAAGCTATTCAACAAGAAGTCCATAACGCAATGATGATAGGTGCAACCGATGAAGAAATAGAGGATTATATTAGAAGTCAAGGTTTTAATCCACTTGATTTCGATTTCTAAAATGGCAATACAATCTTTTTCAGAATGGAAAACTACTCAAACAAAACCTCAAGTCAAACCCCTTGAAAGCCGTAAGAGGATAGGGGAAACAAGTGTATTTAGAAGGGGATGGGAAGCGGCAAAAAGGCTTGGTCGTTCTCCTGTTGGTCGAACCATTGAATATTTACTTCAATCACCCGAATATGTGGCAGCAGGAATTACTGCCGAAACTAAAGGTAGGATTCCAACTTTCAGAGAAATATCAAGAGGGGCAGAAAAGGGGTTAAGAGAAAGAACAACTGTTCCTGAAGCACTATTAAAAAGAGGTGCGACCCCTGCCGTAGCTTATGGAGTAGGACTTCCTTTTTCATTTTTAATACCCGCCGTTCCTATCGGGAAGTTAGCTAAAGCCACAAGAGTTTCTGGATTGGTAAAAAAGGGACTCGGAGCAGTAAGTGAAATTCCTGTTCCCGCTTCAAGGTTTGGGCGCAGGGTTGGAGAATTGGCTACTTATAGATATGGACAACCTGAAGAGTATGTTAGATTAGCAGAAGAAGCTATTACTGGCGTCAGAAAGGGAGTAGAAAGAGGAGTTGAATTAGCAAGACCAGTTACTAAATTGTCAGCCACCGAGCAGAAGAAAGTCGCCCAAATCTTAACAGGGGATATTTCAACAAAATTACTAAAAACAACTAGAGAAAAAGAATTAGCTAAATTCGCTAAACCAATAAGACAGGAATTTATTAGGTTAGGTGCAGAGGCGGTTGAAGAAGGATTGCTTGATGCCAGGACTTTTCAGGCGAACTTCGGTAAATATCTCCCCCGGATGTATAGAAAACACGAACTGCCTAAAATTATTCGCTATGTAGGTTTCGACAAGAAACCAGTACGAATAGACCTTTCAAGATTCAAGAGGCGCATGGATATTCCTGAAGATGTGAGAAAAGCAATGGGGGAAATTACTGAAGCAGGTTATCCGACCGCGAGAGGCGTAGCCCAACTAGCTCAGGCTGTTGTGAGGGCTAAGTTATTTAGGAAAGTTACTGAAAATTCGGAATGGGTAAGCAAAGTCGCCAAAGAGGGATTTGAGAAACTTCCAGACACAAAAGCCCTTGGGAAACTAAAAGGAATGTATGTTTCCCAACCGATTGCTGATGATATTCAACAAATGATGGCAATTAGAAGTCCAGCTACACGGCTTTTAAATAAAGTTACTGGATGGTGGAAATACGGGAAGGTCGTTCTTAATCCTGCCACTCAAGCAAGAAATATTATGAGTAATACTGTTCTGGCTCATACGATTGGAGGGCTTAGTCCGGCAAGAATAGATATTTATATTGATGCCTTAGCTGATCTGGCTAAAAAGGGAGAATCATATAAAGAAGCTAAAAAAATGGGGTTGTTAGGGAAGACTTTTTATGGTGCAGAAATAAAGGGAATGTTAGATGTAGTTCAAGAAGGAAAGGATGTTCTTGGCGTCTTAGGGAAAGGATTGAGAAAAGCTGGCAATTTCTATCAAGCTCAAGAGGAATGGTTTAAGTTAGCAGTCTTTAAATATCATCGAGGTTTAGGAAAAACAGCCGAAAAAGCAGCGAAAATAGCTGAGGAAGCCTTATTTGATTATTCCAGAATTCCTCAGTCTATTAGGACGCTCAGGTCATCAATTTTAGGAGTTCCTTTTATTACTTTTGGATACAAAGCTCTGCCTGCACTTGCCAAGGCACTTGTTGAGCATCCAACCCGATTTGCCCAATATCGAAGAGTATTTAAGGCTATTGAGGATTTAACATCAGAAGATATAAGAAAAAAAGAAGAAGAAGTTAAGCCAGAATGGATGAAAAAGTTTGGAAGGCAATTTTTAAGATTGCCAGTTAAGGATAAATATGGACGGTCTCAATATTTTGATTTGTCTTACATTCTGCCTTGGTTCAGTTTTGCGGGATTGAAACCCTTTAGTCACCCGGTTGCATCGCTATTCAATGATCTTACGAAGAATAAGGACTATTTTGGGAATGAAATATACAGCCCGATTGACAATGAGAACGAGAAGTATAAGAAGATTACTCTACATATTTGGAAACAACTTGCGCCCACATTTCCCGGCCTGCCCGGGACTTATTCATTTGATAAACTTAAATCAGCTATCAAGAAAACGCCTGACTATTTGGGTAGAACAAGGGGAATGGGTCAAACAATTCTTGATATATTCTTTGGTATAAAAACCTATCCCTTTGATATTAAGGAACAGAAGAAATGGCGTAAATATGAGAAAGAAAAAGCGATTAGAGAAATTAAGGCACAGCTAAAAAGGACACTAAAGAAAAAAGGTATTTCATCAGAGGAAAAGCGGAAAGCTAGGGATAGAGCGAAAGAAAAAATCAGAAGGCTACAAAAAAGGGAATAATTTACCAGGGAAAAGTTTGTCCTTTTGGAGAATCGCCATATAGCTCAACACATTGAGGGTCAGGCGGACTTCCACAGGGGGAAGAATCATGGATGAAAAGAAACCACAAAAAAATAAGAAAAAGGATGAGTAAAAGACCAAAGATACCCGTTTTGTAAAAATAAGAGAAGATTTTCTTCACACTTCCTTTTTTAACACACCTTTCTCCCTAAAGTCAAATTTTACTTGACTTAAAATAGTTTTATTTGAAACCATTAGGACAGGTAATACTCATGGCTAAAAAGCAAACCGACATTTTTGAATCAGAATGGTTCGTTGTAGCGCTCCTAATTATTGCTAGCTTCATCGTTCTCCTTGAAGTAATAGCCCTCATTAAAGGATTAAATGGCACGATGTTTGGGGTGGCGATGGCAGGGTTGGGCGGAGTCGGCGGCTATTTACTCAAGGGGTTTTTGAAAAACTCACGCAAAAAATGACAATCAAAGAATTTTTTGATGCCTATTTAGGCTTTTGGATAGAAACTAACAAAGGGACAGATACAGCTACCCTAGACCAATGCGTTGACCTTTGGCGGGCTTATAACCGCAGGGTAATCAGCGCCCCCGATGTTTACGGTAACGCAGTCGACTTCTGGAATAAATATCCTACTGATTTTTACGACAAGATTCCCAATACTCCGAGTGGTGTTCCTCAGTTGGGGGATGTTATTGTTTGGGGAACAAAATATGGGAAGTATGGACATATCGCCGTTTGCACCGACATCGCCAACATAAAAACTTTTACCAGCTTTGACCAGAATGACCCGTTTAATAGTCCCTGCCATTTTCAGCCCCACACCTATACTGGCGTTCTCGGATGGCTAAGACCTAAAAACCAGCAAGCCTTGGTAGGGAAGGTCGAGGAGAACATTCTTATAAAAATACTTTCTGAGGGCTTTGCCACCCTTCCCGAAGAAGATACTCTTAAAAAAGGCAATTTGGAAGGATACCTCCGTAGCATTGTGGACGAACATAAAACGCCAGAGGTAATTCCCGATGCCAACGGAGAGGGACTAGAAGCACAAGTAACCACTTTAAAAGACCATATTGAAGATATTAGCAAAGCCCTACAAATGCCCCTATCTGGAGACAAAGTTGATGACATGGTCAATAAGATAACTAAACTGGTGACGACAAAGAGAAACTATGAAAGATTTGTAGAATATGTAGCTCAATGTATAGATAGCCCAAAAGAGGAGGAAACAGCCGTTAGAGAGGCTCTAAAAGGCTTTGCGAGCCTGAAAGATGAGATAAAGAAGCGAAGGTTAGAAGACTTTGGAGCTTGGGAGAAAATTACGAGTGGGATTGTTGATTTAATTACTAGACGGGGGGTGAAGAATAAGTGAATAAATTATCGTCAGCTACTAAAGAAACTTTGAAAGTGATGGGTTGGGTTTTTGTTTCAGCCGGATTGATGGCAGTAATTACTTGGGCATTAGGAAAACCCGAATTTCTGCCCTATTACGGAGTTTTAAATATCGTTTTGTATTGGTTAAAAGAACTAAAGAAAAAAGAGTGAATTTATTTCTACTTAGCATTGTTAGCTTTATCTTAGGCTTTGCCCTCCGAGATAGTTTAGGGCGTGAGAATTAGTTTCGACTGGAAGGGGAGCAGGACTCTGGAATCATAGCCAGACACGTCCACAATGAAAGAGCGGGAGCAAGATATTATCGAGGAAGCAGAAATGATAGCTGAAAACAGAATAACCGAAATAGTTAGGAAGTCTTACAGAAGAAGTCAAGGCTGTGGTTGTTCTCAATGTCGGCGTGTTTTTCTAGCTGATTTGGAATGGGCGACTAGCCCAAAGTGGATATATGAGAGAAGTAATACTTAATTCAGAAGAAATAAGAGAAGGGGTTGAGCAAGCCTACCGAGAAGGTGGTATTGAGGAATGTCAAAGAAAGGGATTTAATGTTGATGAAGTCCGTCCCGCTCATCCTAACGAAGTCGTAGTTTTTGAACACTATGTAGTTGACGATGGTTTGGGAACGATTGAAAAAAAAAGAGAAATAGGGGTCAACCCTTATGGAAAAGCAAGAATACTTTTAGACGCACTTACAATTTTTGCTTTACCTCTATGGATTGAGCAATTAAGAACTTTAGGTATTAAGGATAGTGGCTATTGGCAAATGGTTTTTAAAGAGAGAAATGAACGACTTGCCCGACAAGAAAAGGGATAACCGCAAGCAAAGACAGGAGGATTTAGGTTACACACTTACCAAAACGCCTGAAGAAGCGTTAGAAAGTTTAGCGAAATTGGAGGAAGAAATGGTAGAAAGAGAACAAGACATAATTAGACAACTAAGGAGAGAGGGAGGGGTTGAAATAAATACTCGACCCATCTTTCCCGATAGAAAAGAGATTGTTATACCCGACTGGAGAAGGGGAGTAGAGATTGCCGATGAAGTCGGGCAAATGAAAGAGAAACTAGAGATTTTTCAAAAAGAGGCAACTGTTAATGTTCCTATGGATATTCCCTCTATGCCAATAGTGCTTGGTTTTCCTGCTGATGAGCACCTTTTTAATCAATATACAGACCATAGACTTTGGGCAAAACACATGGAAATTGGACTTTCTTATCCTAATGTATTCTTTGGCCCAGTTGGAGACAGAATTGATATAGGAATGTTTAGAGAATTAAAATTTCAGCAAGTCTTTTCTGGCGAACTTCAGGGTTATCAAATCATTTCTATTGAAAGGTCTCTTAATGGAGAGAACGAAAGGGGACGACCCATTACGCTTTTTCTGGATTGGGGCAATCACCCTGGTACAGTTGAAGAATTGGTTGGCTACAACTGGTATCAAGTCTTTTATGGTATGGACGAAAAAAGAGAAAGACCACCAGTTCTACCTAACATCGGGTTAATTCATCTGAAAGTAGGCGAACAAAATTATGATATTGCTCTTGCCCACAAATTCATGGGACATTCTTCTGACCACATGACATTACCCTGTAAAAACCTGATGAAATTTCGCTATCCCAATGCTGATATTTTCGTAGTTGCTCATCATCATATCAACGCTGTTGAGGATTTTGACAGGGGAGGTAAACCTCGCCTTGCTATTCGACCAGGGTGTTACAGAACAAAAGGTTGGTTTGAAGACAAACATGGTTGGGCTAATCCTCCAATGAAAGGTATGGCAGCCGTTATGCTTTGGCCTGATAGAAAAAAGTGGAAGGGTTACCGCTATTTTGAAGATGCAATGGAAGACCTACACGAGAAGTTTCTTTTAAGAGAATTAAGCAAATAAATGATACTAGACTGGCTTCTATCCATCGGCAGTATTTCTCTATTGTGGTTAATGGGGAATAGGTGGAAGTATGCCCCCTTATATGGAGCTTTCTTTCAAATCTTCTGGTTTCTCTATATTTATCAAACGAAACATTGGGGACTTTTACCCGGGGCTATTGTTTATACTCTGGTTCATTTGAGAAATGCGATTAAGTGGCTACTTAACGAATAAAAATACTTATTCTCATTCCTTCATTCCCTTCTGTTAGTTCATAAAAGATACGACTATCTTCTTCTAAGTGGTAGCTTTTAATATCCTTCTTAATAGCGTCTATAATCTCGTAGGGATTGCGGTGTTTTCTAATTAAAGGATGTCTTAGTAGGGCTTGCTTCAAGTCCTCATACAATAAATGAGTGTATTGTTGGGTAGTAGCAACTTGTTCGTGTCCAACAATAGAGGCGACTTTCAAAATAGAAATGTCTTGTCTTAGTAATTCAGTAATAAATGAGTGGCGAAGAAGATGAGCATATACTCTTTTGGTTATTTTGGCGATTTCGGCTCTGGCTTTTAATTCATTATTCAGAAGACGAGGAGATAGCTTGTGGTGTTTGGTTACGCTAATGAATACATAATCAGGCGGGGAACGACCTTTAACAAGTTTCTCAAGGGGTTTAATAAGCTCTGGGGGCAGGGGGATAATCCTTTCTCTGCGGGTTTTGGTTTGTTTAATTTTGACATTACTAGCTTTCAAATCCAAATTCTCAATTCGGAGGTTAGTTAATTCACCAACCCTCATTCCTGTTTTAGCTAACAAAGCGATGGCAGTAGCATATAATTGATTAAACTCTTGGGGTTTATAGCGGTAAGAAGGGACAGCTTTAAGAATAGCGTTTATTTCCTCAGCCGAAAGAATATTAGGGAGTCTGACAATTCTTTTAGGCAT